GATGACGCAGGACCTCTCTTGGCTGGTGCCAGCAATCGTGACCGCAGCAGCGGCATGGGGCGGCGTCAAGCAAGGGATGAACGGCCAGGCAGAGGCAATCGAGCGACTGAGCTCGGTGCTCGATCGAGTCGGGCAGAAGGTAGATGTACACGCGGAGAGGATCGCGGTTATGGAAGCTGACCGCCACTACATAAAGGAAAAACTTCGCAACATCTCACAGGGCAAATAATGATCGACAAGAAGAGGGTCCAGTTTTGGGCTGGCCTGGTGATCGCAGCCGCAGGGCTCGCAACCGTGTTTTATCTCCAGGAGGTCTATCTCGGGTTCGCGGTGGCATTGATTGGAACCGGCATCCTTCCAATTGAAAAAGTCGCTGAGATCTGGAAGCGATGAATCTGAAGGATGGGGTAGTATTTGATGAGCGGATGCACCCCTCGATGTGGTATGCTCGAGAGGTGATCGGAAGTCTCCACCGGGAATGGGCTGACCAGGAGGGCACGATTACCTCCGCGTTCAGAGACCAATCTCCGGGTGGCTCGAGTTTTCACCCCCTGGGGCGAGCTCTCGATATCCGTATCTGGGCGTTCGAGGACCACGAGGAGGTCCGCGCCTTTGCAAAGAAGCTGCGGACCAGGCTAGGCCCTGACTTCGATGTCATCGTGGAAGGGCCAGCAGCCGAGCATCCGAAATACCTAAACCGAGCTCCACACATTCACGTGGAGTGGGACTTCGACTAATGCCACATATCCCTGGTCACCGCCCGCTTGGAATCTTAGGCCCTGAGCCTATCCCACAGGGGCTGCTACGGCTGCTGATGGCCCAGCCCGACGCAACTCGAGTCGGTCCAGAGTTTCCCGTAGCTACGCACCGAAGGGGCGTCGATGGTGTGACGCGCCCACTGCGGTTACCGGAACGTGTTCCGGGTCAGGCGGCAATTGGCCCAGCACCCGGCTTGCTGTCGCGGGTCGGCGCTCAAGTACAAGCGATGCCCCGCCGGATGACTGAGTTTGGTGAAGCTGCGAAACACGGCCAAGGTCGATGGTCAATGCACGCAGCAGAGAACCTTCTTCCCGGTGAGCAATTCAGTCCATACGAACTCGCGGTTGTGGATTCGATGGCCGCAGCAGGGACACCAGACACTCCAGCCGGAACGGTAGGACGGTTAGGTGGAGAGATGGCGGGTGAGTTTACATTGGCCGGAGATACTCAAGCGCTACAACGTGTGCCTGGATTGCTAGAAGAGGGCTCGTATTTTCAAGCTCTTCTTGAAGGCGCGAGCGGAATTCCAATAGCTGGTAAGTTATTTGCGCCGCTTGCTGCTATGGGCCGCTTGAACCGTTTGGAGAACCTGAGTGCTGCGGCTCGTAGCGCAGACGCACCAGCCGAGACGACTGTACGGCCTCGAGAAGCAGAGGGTATTCGAGGAATACCTACAGCGGGTGAACCTGGGTCGGGTATCAAAAGCGTGCGCGAGCTGCCACTCGATGAAGCTCTCGCTCATGCGAGAAGGGGAGCTCACCTAGTACGAAAAAGTGACGGTAAATACGTCGGGGCACCTGAGCATATTCGCTCACCGCAAGCTCTTGCTGCGCTACGTAGACAGTTGGACAGGCTCGCTGAAGAAGGCGAGATGGGTCGTGATTGGTATGACAGAACCGAAGAGGGCAATCGGAGGATTGCTGGGGAGAGTTACGCTCGCAACGAGATGCTCGGTGCGGAAGAAGGCTTATGGTCGGCACAAGCTACTCCTGACACGAACCTCGGGTTCTCACTGCGTGGACATAACGCATACGAGTTCGGCGCACCTCATGAGATTGTGCGGACGGGTGACGCATCAAGAAAGTACACTGCTGCTAGAGATGCCGGTGTCCCTCCGAGCTTGGGGCCTAAAACCGCAATTTACGGCGACCATAGCAACCCCTTCTTAGAGAGCCCTATAACCGGGACCAACGATATATGGCACGCTCGAGCGTTTGGTTATACAGGCGGGAAGAAAGGCCCAGGTAGTCCATTCGACCGAGGACTCACGGCGCAGGAACACGCTTTTATGGATGCGGAAACTTTGCTTGCCGCAGAAAGACTGAACGCAAAACACGGCACGGATATTTGGGATGGCCGGGGAACACAAGCCGCGATATGGGTGAGGATGAAGGGCGAAGATATTGCACAAGGCCAGAGTTACGGCGGCGACCTACAGGCAGGAATGGCCGAGGCCAACAAGACATATCCTGACTACTTCGACAAGTACACAATGAGCGCTACGCACGAGGCAGTGCCGGGGCGTGATACTGGGCATCTTCCCGACTTGCTCGACACTGACTTTGCGACAAGGGAAGCGTACACCGATGCAGTCCCGTGGACGACCGAGGCTGGCAACGATGCGTTTTACGAAGCGCTTGGTATGTACAGTCAGCCGTCATTAGACGCCTTGGGATATTTTATGGGAGACGTTAACCCGATGCGGGTTGCCCGACCTATGGTAGATAGGGTCGGTGGTAAGACCCCCGCTGCGGTCTTTCCCGAGAGCACAACACGCGAGGTTGTGGCTGCGGCAGAGAATCTGAGAGGGTTACTCGCCGGGCAAAATTCCGCCGCTTTCAGTCAACCAATCCCGAATATGCAAGCGGGCAGGTCTACTTCAGTATTTGCGCCCACAGCAGAGGTGACTCCCGAGATGCTCCGCGCCGCTAGTGCAGAGATGCCCGGTCATTACGCAATCGATACTGGGACGGGACTGCTTATGCTCGAGGACCCTGCCGCCTACGGCGCACGCACCTTAGAAGAGACTCGAAAGGTGTCGAAGCAACTTGGCAAAGATCTAAAACCGCCTACCGAACTATTAGGTGAGTCTGTCCCCGGAGTTCCTACGTACAGAGTCGGCGCTGACAGCGAGTACATTCCCATTCTCGAGGGGCCATATGGATATCGCCCCTTGCAACGTGCCGCCGTCAGGGCGGGTGTTCCTGCTGTTAGGCCCAAGGCTGAGTTAAGTGCATGGGCCACGTCGCCGGGATCTGGAGTAGCCACGAGATCCCTCTTAGATCGAGTCGATGCGCTGGAAGGCAGCGCACCAAACGTACCGGGCAGACTTTCAGCGGAGCCACTCCGAGTACGGGCTGGGCTCCTAGCTGATAGAGACGCGGCTCTCGCGGCTACGCACGGCGGCGTCCGCCAAGATTTACAAAACTTCCGAAGGATCTATGCTCAGGGCGGACTACCTGCTATCCGCGCCGCCCTTCAGTCCGGTGTCGCGCTTCCGCTTTTTGCTGGCCTCAGTCTTGGACTTGGCTCCACGGGGCGGCCTCAACGCGAGGGAGGGCGCTGATTTTGGGGGAGCGCACATACCCATGAAATAGAGCTCGTCCCAATCCCGTTTGTTCTCGGGCACGAGTACATATCCACCATCCGATCTCTCAAAGCGTTTCATATGATCTCTCCTAGGCAGTTTCGGCTCCTAACTTAACTAATGCGTTTCTGGTATGTAACCGCCGCGTTGCTACTTCTTGCTATCGGATGGCAAGTAGGCGCCAGGGGTGTTGAGCCCGTGACAGTCATCGTGCAGGACACGGTGGCACTCAGCGAGCTCGAGAGGCGCCTCGATGCCCAGCGCATCCGGGGTGACGGCCTGGTGGCCGCTATGGAGAACCGGCAGGTCCTGGCACCCGATACGATATGGGTGACCGACACGCTCGTGAGCCCACCCGACACCGTGTTCGAGTTCATCCGGGTCAACGAGCGCGGCAACCTTACGGCCTCACGGTTCACCATTGAGGGCGAGCTCTACGCTCCCCAGATCACCACCTACAACGTGTCGGACTGCGACGAGGGCTTCCAGCTCGAGGGCGGCACCGTGATATGCGACAAGGCACGCTGGGGGCACCTGTACCTCCTGAGCTCGATCTCACCGGCTTACGCGAGTGCAGGGCTGCGCTGGACCCCAGGGTACAAAAGCAAGTGGGCGCTCGAGGCTATGTACCGGCACGGCAGAGACGAGCTCGAGCTTGGTAGCTGGCACATCCAAGCAACAATCGCCTGGGAACTGTTTTGACCACAGATATACCCCTTTTCTAGCTTTTTATTGTGACACAATCAACGGCAGTACCGGCGACGGCGAAAAAGACCACCACCCTGGCGGAATGTCCCAGGTGTGGGTTTCGACAACCTGAGAAGGGGTTGGCGTTTTGTGCATTCTGCTCATTGGACCTCCGAAGGCCATCAGAGACCTAATCGGCTCTGATCCGAACAACTGGCGCCGCAGGGTAGCGCGTGAGAATGCGGCGGACGGTTGCGAATTACTTGTCCCTCGAAAACCCCGACGTTGGAGCTGCTATGAGTGCGGCCAGATCAATCACCGGAAGTTCGATCACTGCGTTATGTGCGGAACCGATGAGGCGACTTTTTGATTGAGATCCTACCTCACCAGTGGGTGCCCATTAAGCTCGTGGACTCATACGAGCTCACTAGCGACACCTGCCTCCAGGTGACCCCGGTGGCTAGTGACAAGAAGCGGCCTGTCATCTCCCACGAATTTACCAGCCCAGCGGCTGCTGGAATGTGGGCCTTGGGCTTGGATTGTTTGCTCCGAGCTCACCGACTCCTTTCGGGTGAAGAACTATGAAGCGAGCTCTGATTTTCATCTCTGACATCCACTGCGGTTCGACCGTTGGGCTGATGCACCCCAAGGGAGTGCAGCACGATGACGGGCAGTGGATTTACCCCAGCCCGGTGCAGGAGTATCTCTGGGACCAGCACACCAAATTCTGCCAAGAGGCTGCCGAGCTCGCGGAGGGGAGAGAGACGCACCTGTTCCTTATGGGAGACCTAACGGACGGGGATCACCACCGCACGCATCAGATCGTCAGCAACGACCAGGGGCTGCACATCCAGATCGCCTCTGACGTGCTGATGGACGGTATCCTAAAGGTTGAGCACTCGAGTCTGCACGCCTTGAGGGGCACCCCCTCCCATGTGGGGAAAGCCTCTGGCCTGGAGAAGAGCGTCATGGCCCGACTGAAGAGGGAAGGGGTCAAAACAATCGTGCCACACTCCGGTGGCTCCTTAGTCCACCCGTATGTATACGCCGAGTTCGAGGGCACGCTGTTCGATCTACGGCATCATGGCCGCCAGGGGCAGCGCGAACACACTCGAGGCAGTTACTCGAGGCTCTACGCGCTCGACCTGTATTTGTCGCATCACCTCGAGGGCCGACGCCCCCCTGACGTTGCGGTGCGGGGGCACCTCCACAAGTACATGGATAGTGGCGCTGACCATCGAGGGATTACTCGAGCGATCCAGCTTCCATGCTGGCAGCTCCACACCGAGTGGACCAGGCGAATCTCGATCGAGACGATGCCTGACATTGGGGGCCTGGTAATCCTGCTCGATGACGGGCGCATGGACGTGCGACCCCTGTTGTACCGTCCTGAGAGCAACCTTCAACCGATTTGGAGACCATGACCGAACAAGATTTGATCGATGCCCTGGAGCTCGCGAGGCATCAAGCCGTTACGGCGGAGGGGGCACTCACTGTGGCCGAGCTCGTGGAGCGGATGGGCATCAGCACCAGGCGCGTTAGAATCCATCTTGGGGCGTTGCACAAGGACGGGCGGCTGCACGTAGTGAGGCGGCAGGGCACCACCATCTCCGGCCAGAAAAAATGGATTCCAGCGTACCGCCTGGTGAAGGGTGAGCCTGGTGATGGATGATGTCGCGATCTCAAGGGCGACCGGAGTTAAGGTCACGATCGGGGCCGTGGTGTCCCTTATGTCGCTCGCGGTCCTGGTCGATCGTCGGTTCGGTCAGCTTGAGAACGCAAGCGTCAGCCAAGGCACTGACATTCAGACCGTCTCGAGGCGCCAGCAGACATACATCGAGCGGCGCACAAACCAACACGAGGACCTCGAGGCCGAGCTGGCAGACATTAGTAGTCGGCTAGACCGGCTCTGCGAGGCCCTCGCGAGTCGTGAGTCAGAAGTGATCTGTAACGACTAGCCCGCACCCTCCACGAGCTCGAGGCTGCACTGTAAGCTCCCGCGCCGTTGGCTCAATGACCAAGCGAGCTCGGAGCAGCTCCACCATTGAAGCAACCCTAAGTCCTGCGCGATCCCAAACAGCGGCACCGACGCCTCGCGCCAAACGCCTATGATTGACTCTGGATCGTCGCGATCAGCAACGACGATTGCCTGTAGATCGATTGCGTTAAAGTCAGCGATAACGAACGCGCCCTCGGGCAATCCCATAAACGGTTGCATCACTCGATAACAATATACCTTGTCGCCTTGCGCGTGCTTCGCCGCGGAGACCAACCCCTCCGCTGTATAGCAACGCTGGTAGCCACGTGGTGATGACGAGTCCGGCCTCTGATGTACAGGAACCGAGTAGTAGGTGGGCTCATCCAACCACCCCGTGCGTTTCGCGTGCTCGTCACAGCCTTGGCGTAGTTCCAAATCTGTAATTGTATCGTTTTTACTAGCCACCTTTCGTTCCCTCCCCTAGTGCTTGTTCTTCCTCTCCGTACCTCGCGGTCTTGCCCTTCGCCGCGAGCTTCTTCGCCGCCTCAACTTCCTCTTCGGTTAACTCAGACATCGGGGTCAGCTCGAAGCGCTCAATCGCGGCTAACCTGCGCTCAATGTCGGACAGCGATGCAGTTGCATTCTTCGCCTTCTCGAGTGTCTCCTGAAGCTCAAGCTGATCCGCTTGCCCCTGGTCGAAAGCTCCACCCGCCACCCTCAGGTTTTTGAGCTCACCCTTCTCAACCCGCCCGTCTGAAATTTGCCCAATGACTTCCAAGCGGAGCCCGAGCTCCTCTCGTTCGCCGCTGCTCTGCATTGAGCCCTCGCCGGTCATCAGCCAGTGGCCGTCGATTCCGAGCTCGTAGATAATCCGACCGATCAAATCCGGCTTCGGTGACACGCCCCGCTTCCAGGCTGACACCTGGCTCGAGGTGACTCCGAGCGCCTCCGCGATGTCTTTTTGTTCTCGCTCGTCGTTTGCCAGGGCCATTTTTAGGCGGCCCTTAAATGTCGCGTTCATGCTCCCCCTCAGGTTCATGCTTGCGTTTTCGTGACGTTATTACAAACTTCAAGCGATTCTGCGTGTATTTAGCACGCGGGTCCTTGATGTTCGGAATCGACACTTGAGTTCGCATCATACTACTTGGTGTCGTGTTCTGTAAACCCGGAGAGACCATGAAAGACTCGAGAACGCGAGACCCCTGGCACGAGGTGCTGGCCGACTTTGCGATCTTCCTGGCCGCGGTCGCGGCGGTGATCATCCTCCACGTGGTGGTGTTGTGAGCCCACCATCGTTCGAGGCGCTATGGGGCGATGTGACGCTCCTGACGCAGCTCCACCGGATTCTGGGCAAGCAGGGCGGCTCGAGCTCGATGGAGCAACTGATCGAGGCGCACGAGCACCGGCTCGCGACCCAGCTCCGAGCTCTGGTCAAAACTCTAGACGCCGAGCAGCCGAATGATGACGGCTGACGACGGGCTATTGAGGGTCATCGAGGAGATAGAGGCACGGGGGGAAGAGACTTCCTACTCCCACCGCCTAACCACCCACCTGAGGGAGTCGTCCGGCGTATTCCGCGAGGAGGAGGACGTGGCGCCGTGTGGTGAAGACGAGCACTACCAACCGTATCACATCGTTCAACGAGAGATGGATTCAATCCTAAGAAGAGGTATGTATGCCGATCATAGTTAATGAGGGCGGAGGCCAGAAGGTCTACACGCCTCACCCGGAGGGCACCTTCGCCGCCACGTGCGTCGATGCGCTGGACCTCGGGTGGAAAGAGAGCCCCTGGGGGCTGAAGTACCGAGTGGGCCTGGTCTTCTATTGTGGGAAAAGCGAGAAGAACGAGGAGGGTGAATCCTTCCCCCTCACGGTAGCGAGTTTCTTTAACGCCTCTTTTAACGAGAAGGCTACCCTGCGGAAATTCGTTTCGCAGTGGAAGGGCTCGAAGTTCAAGCTCCCCAATAATGACCTCGAGCAGCTCATCGGTGATGACGCGCTTATCACCGTCGAGCACAACGAGCATAACGGGAAGACCTACGCGAACATCACGAGTCAGATGGGGCTGCCGGATGGGACATCCGCGCCAGGTATCCCTGAGGACTTTGTGAGGCTCTGCAATCGCGAGGATTGGGAAGGGCCAACTCCGCATCCTGAGATGAGCAAGCCTCAGGAGAAGTTTGACGAGAAGCTCCCTTGGGAGGATTGAGGGAGTGGCGACCGTCAACTCGGTGTCGAACATGGAGAAGGTTCACACCGTGGTGGGGGAGAAGGGTATTCGGGCGACCGTGAGCACGGTCAATAACGAGCTCGAGAACCTCGAGATTCTCCTGCCTACTGACTACCCCAAGGTCGTGGACCTGAAGGGCGTGGACTTCGGGGATCTCCTCGATGTGCTCCACGAGGTTGAGCACCTCATCACGTGAGGTGTGAGGCTGTAGTGGCGGGTGGCCGGTGCTGATCGTGGTAAGCTCTGACGACACGATTTGTCTCCGCGCCGCCCGTCGCTACGGTCATATCAAGGGCGAGTCGTTCGATGACGTTCTCCGACTCGCGGTCCCGGACCCTGAGTACCAGACGGGTGCGTGGCGTAAGTGGCATAAGCTGAAGGACCAATCCCTCGAGCTCCTCCCGCAGGTCCTATGTAAGGTGTGCCGGTCGAAGGGAGTCGAGCGCGGAAGGGAGACGTGCAGTGACAGGTGCCGCGACATCATGGCTTGTGAGGCTGACTATGCGGCGGCTCGATGCCAGGCCCTGACCTCGAAGGTGCGGCACTCGATCGTTGAGCGAGCTCTCTCGAGGAGCACGCCAGCTCGTATCGCTCTCTCGGTCGGCCTCGAGCTCGAGAGGGTGTGTGACATCCTAGAGGGCTACCAGGTGCTGGGTGTGCCCATCACGCTGCGGGAGCAGCAGCAGCTCGAGCGCGGATGGGATGAGGGGCTCAATACACGATCGATTGGTCGAGCTCTGAACATCTCGACGCGGATCACCGAGGCGTACTTCCAGGCGAACCCTCGGCCTAAGGTCAAGAGGTCCGCATGAAGACCGTGACCTTAAGGCTGCCGCTGCCCGAGAACTTCAGCAACTCGAGGTCGCATTGGCGCACCAAGCTGAAAAAGAAGAAGGCGTATTGGGCCGCTTGTGAGGAGCTACTGGCAGCGAAGCTCATCGACAAGCCGCCACGAAAGCCGTGGGATAAGACCGTGATCACGGCGCACTTCCGGCTCTGGAATGTTTCCGACCAGAGCAACCTCATGGCGCGGATGAAGTGGCCGGAGGATGTCCTGGTCAGGTTCGGGTACATCATGGACGATGCCCCGAAGCACCTGACTTATAGCGGCGTACCGACGCAGGAGATCGACAGGAAAAATCTTGGACTCGATATCACATTGGAGAGGGTCGCATGAGTAAACTGAAGGATGAGATGGAGGCTTATATCCCAGGTCACGGGGTCACGACCGTTAAGAAAATTCGTGAATCAGCCTTTGTCACAACTGAAGACACCGATACTATAGAATATTGGTCATGGGTTGCCACCAATCCTCAGGGGGGAGTGAGCGAATGGCGAAAGGCAAGAAAAAGCTCTGGTCGTATAACACCGGGCATAAGGGCATAAATTGGGTTCGGGTATACGAGCGCAGCCAAAGTCCGAAGAGTCTTTATATCGAATGGTATTGGGAGGGGCGGCGCTGGCAGCGAGCCTTACGGACGGTTATGGGCCACCCTGTAACCGACCACCGAATCGCGATGAATTTGGCGGATAACATGGCAGCGACTCTTGAGCAGAGACACAACGACAAGGCGTTCGTCAAGTTTAGGGCTCCGCAGGAGGTCACCAGTGAGAATGAGATTGCTTCACTTGGTGAGACTGTCGAGAAGTATCATGCTGCCAAGGAGGGAGTATGGTCAGACCATCACAGGAAATCGATGGAGCGGCGCAGAGCGTTCTGGTTGGCACATCTCGGCGCGGACACTCCGCTCACCCACATCAGTCCGGCGATGGTCGAAGGTGCCCCTATGGATGGGGGCGACTCGACCAAGCGAAAGACTCTCATGTATATGAGGGGGCTTTACACGTGGGCGATACGAAAGGCTCGAATACTGCCGCTGAGTTACGATCTTTCGGGCCTCGAGGTTCCAGCGGTTACGAAGGGTGGGCTGTCGTACACGGTGCATGAAATCCGATCACTCCTCGACGCGCTCGAGCAGGAGTGCCCTGAGGCTGCTTGGATGGGACACGTGGCTTGGCAGACCGGACGCAGGTCTGGGGCGATTCTGGCGGTACAACCAGAAGACGTGGTGTTGTTCGATGATTATGCTTTAATCTCGTTCAAAAAAGAGCACGACAAAAGTAAGAAGCCAGGGGAGGCTGCCGTGAGCGGGAGGGGGTTAGAGCTCACGCGGATTCTGTTGGCGGACGAGCGGGACACTATGACAGGTGCAAAGTCAGACACGGCTTTGCGCGGATGGCTCTACAGGGCCGAGGAGCGAGCTGGAATTGATCGGATTAAGGGCAGAGGCTGGCACTCGTTTAAGAGGGCGTTCGCTACTGCCGCGGATAACATGGGGGCGGCGAGTAAACAGAGTGGCACAAGGCGCGAAACTTTGACCGGAATTTATGAGCAGGATTGGGTAGCGCCGAAGGTCGAACTCGCGGCAAAACTCGAGGAAATTGTCAGCTCTAACCGGACAGGATCTGGGACATGAATTGTGGCAGAGTGGGGTTGGTCCAGAGGCATTGTGACAAAAACTGCTTCACAATTGTGACAATTTGTGACATTTTGGGCTCTCGAGTAGGGCATAGGCAGTGCGTAACGTGTTGTTAGATAAGTACTTAGCCGGGGTGATGAAATTGGTAAACATAGGGGACTTAAAAGGACCTGACGCCAATTTTGTCACCCTCCCCCTGGGGGCACCTAAGGCAAGTAACCGCAAGGGTTTAGATGCTGTCCTAGAGGCAGCTCAAAAGGGCCGAAAAACCCCCTTTTTTCGGGTCAATTGTGACAGGATTTGTGGCGCAGTGGCTGGGCTCCCGATGGTTTTGTCACAATTGATTTGGTCCCTATGAGCATTCGGCACGTTGCATGGGCCATAAAGACGCCGATTAAGCCGACCCCGAAGGTGGTGCTAATCGCTCTCGCGGACCTCGCGGGGGAGGACAATACGGCCTTCCCATCGAAGCGCTATTTGAGCGAGCTCCTGGGCCTCAGTAAGCGCTCTGTTCAGCGTACCGTGGCGGAGCTCGAGAGGGATGGATATCTGGTCCGGTTGGAGAACTACCGAGAGGATAAATCTCAGTCGAGCAATAAGTACGAGCTCCTCGTTTCAGAGGGGGAGACACTGATGTCTAGGGGGGGGGACACTGAGCCCTCCCCATTACCCAAGACTAAAAAAACCTCTTCTACGAAGAGGGGAAAAAAGCGACCGATTCCTGCCTCGTGGGAACCGACCGACAGCCATCGCTCGATGGCCGAGTCGATGGGGCTCAAGCTCCAGAGGGAAGCGGAGCGATTCCGCGACCATGCGCTGATGAATGACCGGCGCCTGGTGCGCTGGGATCGAGCGTTCAACAACTGGCTGCGGAACGCGGAGGAGTTTGCGGCGCAGCGCCAAGGACCCACCCCAAAGGCTAAGGCCGTGGACCGGAAGTTCGTGAGGCCGGTGGGCGAAGAGGTGTGGTCACCGGATGGAACGCTCTCTGAGCATTTCATCGAGTGGCACAACCAGGCGGTGAAGGAAGGCACGATCGATGAGATGGATCTCACTATCACTCGAGCTCAAGCGGAGGGGCTATGAGAGACGTAGCGATTCAGTACATGAAACGGGGCTGGCCGGTGTTTCCGGTGAAGGGCAAGGTCCCCCTGACGCCTCGAGGTGTCCTCGATGCCACGACCGATGCGAACCTGGCGCTCGTGTGGTCTGAGGCCACCACGGGGGTGGGCCTCGCGACAGGAGTCCCCTCAGGGGTCTTCGTGGTGGACATCGATGGAGAGGATGCCAGGGATGCGTTCCACGCCCTGGCGGCTCGTGAGGCTGGCGGACTGAAGCCTACCGTGACGGCCAGGACAAAGCGGGGGTTCCACCTGTTCTACCGGATGCCCGATGAGGATGACGTGCGGAACTCCGCATCGAAGATCCTGCCTCACGTCGATGTGAGGGGCACCGGCGGCTACGTGGTGCTACCAGGGAGCTCGCATCCTAGCGGAGGGAAATACGAGTGGCTGCCAGGTGCGAGTCCTGAAGACCTCGAGGTGGCGACAGCACCGGGGTGGCTGATGCGGCGTATGGCCGCCAAGAGCTCGAGTAACCGGATGGCCGCCACGATGCCTGAGGCCGTCATCGAGGGCCAGCGCAACGAGACCCTGACCTCGCTTGCCGGATCGATGAGGCGCAGGGGGATGTCGGAAGACGCGATCCTCGCGGCGCTCTCCACCGAAAACGAGCTCCGGTGTAGTCCGCCCCTGAGTGAAGATGAGGTGTCGCAGATCGCGGCCTCTGTCGCTAGGTATGCTCCGGCAGACGTGGCGAAGAATGTCCAGGGGGCTGACCAGAACCCTGAGGGCCTCGAGCTCATCAATGCCGCGGTGCTCGAGAGGATCTCTCTTGAGAAGCAAGCTCCGGTCTCGGCGTGTCCTGTGCCGTGGGATAAGTGGTCGAGGGTGTGCCTGGGGGCTGGCGGCTCTAAAGGCTTGGCTCATGGCTGGCACTGCGTGGTGGGAGCTCCGAGTGGCGCTGGGAAGTCTCTGTTCGCGACAAACTTTGCGGCGCACGCGATGAAGAACGGCCAGGACGTGTGCATGATGACCCTCGAGATGTCGCAGAGCGAAGTCGTGACGCGGCTGCTCGCGATGTATAACGACTGCTCGGTTCGGTCCCTCGAGCACGGTGACCAATTTGACCCTGAGCTCTGGACACGGGCCTCAGAGCGAGTCCAGGAGGCCCCTGGAAGCATCCGCATCAATCGCAACCCGATCCACACCCTGGCGGATATCCGGCGCTGCTTTGAGCGCCACGTGAATGATGGGTGCCGGGTTTTTATAACGGACTACATCCAGCTCGCCTGGGTCCGGGACGCGGCCTCGATGAGGGAGCAAGTAACGGAAGTCTCTCACGTCATCCGAGGGCTCGCGAAAGAGTACGAGGTCCTGTCCCTGGGCCTGAGCCAGCTCAACAGGAGCATGACGACCTCAGGGGTGGCGTTCCGAAAAGAGGGCCTCATCGGGGGGAGCTCGCTCGAGAATGACGCGGACCAGGTGTTGTTGCTCTCGCGCCCTGAGAAGACCGACAAGGGGTACAAATCGACCTGCACGCTAGATAAGAACCGGCACGGCCCCTCTACCGAGTTCGACCTGCTGCTCGATACCCAGACCCTGCGACTACGCCTAATGAATGATATGGGCTATCCGGTGCCGGAGGGGTGGTGAAGAAGCTCAAGAAGACCGGCGGCAACAAGGTCGTGAAGCGCCGCGTCAAGATGATGGAGGAGTGGGGCGAGCAGGGCGTCCTCGAGCGATTCTTGGAGGTCGGGAGCATACGCAAGTTCTGCTTCAAGTATTTCACGCCGCACTCAGAGTCGCCGGACGCACTACCAGGCACCTCCGCGTTCTACGCCTGGCTAGATGCCGGGGGGCCAGAGCGCCGGGAGTGGTGGCGCCAGGTGCGACACCGCAGGGCTGAGGATTACGCGGACTCGGCGCAGTGGCGGCTCGATACAGCGGACGAGGAGAACGTGCGGCTGCGAGCCGAGCAAGCGAAGCAAGACAGGTGGCACGCGAGCGTGCTGGACCGTGAGAACTACGGCCAGGGGCCGCAGGTGAATATCCAGAACACGCACGTGACGCTGGGTGAGACCCTCGCGGCTGCGCTTCAGGAGATCGAGGCGAATAAGAGCCGGGAGATTTTGGTGGCAGAAGTTATTGAACCAGAGGAGGAAGAGCAGTGATCAATTTACTGGTAGGGCTACTCGTAGGGTTCGGCGTGTTTCCGGTGGCCCTGTATGTCGTGTGCTGGTGGGATGAGAGGACCTGTGACGAGCTGAGGTGTCCGCGCCGCGGAGCTCGCCGTGACCACTAGCGTGAAGGGTCATCGAACCTTTACGCAGCGAGAGCGCATCCTGAGCTGGATGCGTCACCGCGGCAGCATCTCGGCTGTCGAGGCGATGACCGAGCTCGGGTGTTTCCGGCTCGCGGCCAGGATCAAGGAGCTCCGGGACACGGGCTATGAGATCGAGACCGAGCTCGAGGAGCACTCAGGTGGCAGCCACGCGAGATACCGGCTTGTGCCCGAGGACCAGCAGCGCTCGTTCTTCCCCGATCAATTCTGAGCATATGAAAGTATATGCCAGAAGCTCGCAGGAGCCGTCCGGTGGACCTCGGGGGCGGGTTGGAGCTCCTCGGGGCTTAGAGGGCGTTCCCTCGTGAGCGGCAAAGGGAGCGACCGGCTCAACGATCGCACCAGGCTGACGCCTGAGGAGATGCAGCGCAGGTGGAATGAGACCTTCGGCCCTGGGGCTCGAGGAGAGCGTGAGCGCATCCGACCGCCACGCGATGCATCCGAGTGCGACAAGTGCTCGTGCCCAGCGGACAGGTGCCTGGTCGCGGAATAATGCCAATGAAACGGTCGTTATTAGAGAGAACCAAGCTGTGTGAGTGCTGCGGTGACGCTTACGCAAAACCGCAAAACCAACCGTGGGGGAGATGGGAAAAACGTCGGTTCTGTTCGCTTGAGTGTTGGTGGCAATCAAGGCCGAACTGGAACCGTTACGCAAAGGAGTCAGCAACGTGAAAGTCGGATCGCTGTTCTCGGGTGTCGGTGGCCTCGAGCTCGGCTTAGAGCGAGCCGGTATGGAGGTGGTGTGGCAAGCCGAGGCAGACAAACAAGCTAGGTCGGTGCTCAAAAAGCACTGGCCGAACGTCTATCAATTTGAGGATGTAAAAGATGTCAGAGACGCCCGACCAGTTGACGTTATTTGCGGAGGATTCCCCTGCCAAGACCTCAGTGTCGCTGGCAAGCGTAAGGGAATGGCAGGAGAGCGCAGCGGACTCTGGTGGGAATTCCATCGCATCATTAGTGAATGCAAACCCCGTTGGGTCGTTGTCGAAAATGTCCCTGGGCTTCTTTCCTCGAACGAAGGAAAGGATATGCTTCACCTCGTCGAGTCGTTGGAGGAGTTGGGGTACGGGTGGGCCTACCGGATTTTTGACAGCCAACATTTCGGAGTCGCGCAACGACGGCGTCGAGTCTTTATTGTCGGATATCTTGGAGCACCGTGTCCACCAGAAATACTTCTTGAGTGCGAAAGCGTGCAGCGGGATTCTGAGGCGGGCGGGCGATCGGGGCAAGGCGCTTCCCAAGGCATTAGAAACAGCGCTGAAGGAGGTGGTGTCAGCTGGTACGAACGCCACGACCAAGACGGCAGAGTAACTGACCTGACAGGCAAGGCGACGCAGACAATTGGCGCAAATGCCGACAATGGTTGCGACTTGCCTCTTGTGTTTGACACCACGCAAGTGACTTCCCCGGAAAATGGTAGCAACCCGCAACCGGGCGATCCGTGCCATCCAATTGCAGCGACGGCTCACGTTCCTTTGCTGACGTCTACGCCTAGCACCTTTCATAGCATCGCACCAACCTTAAACTCGTCAGGTGCGGGCACGTCGCGATGCGGAGGACAGGGGGCAGAGCCTGAGTTTTACGTTGGGCCACGCCCTCGACGCTTGACGCCTAGAGAGTGCGAACGGTTGCAGGGTTTCCCAGATGACTGGACCCGCTACTACCACGACGGCAAAGAGGTCGCCGATTCTCCGCGCTATCGAATGATGGGAAATGCCGTGACGGTGAATGTGTCGGAATGGATTGGCAAGCAAATCATGGAGGCTCGATGAGCGCACTCCGAAAACTTAGAAAAGGGGCGAACCATGTGGAGGATTAGGTGGCGCGATACATCTCTGGATCGATCGTTTGGTCGCTGGTTTGCCACACAAGCTGAAGCTAAAGAAGCGGGCAAGGAACTGGTAACCAGCGGTGAGGCCATATCGTACTCTATGAGGTTTATCAACTTTCCTTTTGAGCCAAAGGTGTTGGTCTCAAGGTACGACGAGGTCGAGGAGTACTATGGTGGGGACACGGGCAGAATCCTGGCTTGGCTCAACCGATGGGCCGTTGACGATTAACAAGGAGCTCTGATGCCAGGAGGCTGTCGCCCCGCGTCGGGCGTAACACGTATTACACGTACTAATGGATTAGCACCGCTAACGACCAATAGCACACATCAGCAGATAAGAGGTGATAGTCAGCTAATGGTTAGTCTGATTAACGGCAGGTTTAGCCCGTGACACCGAGGCCGCTACGGCTGACACGCCCGCGGGATTGGCGAATGGATATGCACTCAGACTGCATATCCATGCTGCATATTCGGTGGATATTGCGTGCATAAACAGAGCGAATCCCCTAAGTGGTGCTATACAACGACTTACGGGATCGGCCCAACTTCGTATAAGAATTATTATGTTACCCTAAGTCGAAAATGCACCCCCCCCGGTCCTCTTGGGGGGCGGGGTGCTTTATGTCACCCCACACACACCTCGGGATGAGCTCGAGACCCCCCCCGCGCCATTTTTGACCACAGGCGATCACGCGGTTTTTTTTTGAAGGGCCGAAGGGACTTGATGCGGTAGCAGGGCCTACAACAGGCACTACGGCACACCCCGGTTCGATTCCGGGCGGCTCCATTGTCAGGGCAGTACCGAACAGTGAGGGAACGCATGGAGACCCTAGCCACCCGACTGAAGTGGCTGTCACGGATGCAGCCGCCAGGTAGCAACGAGCAGCGCATTATGCTCGAGGCAGCACGTGAGCTCGAGTATGAGGAGATCCTCGAGACTAACCCTGAGGAGAGCATAGTTGTCGAGTTCTCGCCGGAGCTCACGAGCTCGGACGTTGTGGCGTATATGAAGGAACACGATATCAAGTTGCTCCCCTGGCAGCTCGCGAGGTTGGGAGAGTGACCCTCATGGCCGGTGGTCCGGTCAGAGATAAGAACTCCACCTCGAGGATCTCGAGGCTATGGCGCGAGGGATTGAAGGCCAACGGCGTCGAGACCATCGATGCTCGAGAGGTCGATGACCCAGGTGGAGCTCGGTGGACGCTCCGTAAAATTGAGCGCGTAGCTCATACCAGGCAGGAGATGATTAATGACGCGGTGATCAATGGCGTCTATGAGCTCTGGCTGGTGGACGACGATGTGATTGTGGGGCCAGGCGTGCTCGATCGGATGCGCCAGGCTCACGCGGATGTGGTGTACGGAAATTTTCTTACGAGCTGCAATTGGGGCGGCCACCCCGACTTGTGGCCTCAGGTATGGATGACGCACCCCTATGGGTTCCGCGGTCACCCGCTGCACCTCGAGAAGCTCCGCTCAGAACAAGACCTTGAGCTCGAGGTGAAGGGCGGAGGCGCCTGTACCCTTCTGCGCGGTCGAGCTCTGCGCCAGGCTCGATATGCTCCGCTCCTGGAGGGCCTCAGGTCCGCTGGCGGGATGTGGTGCGGCGAGGATAGGACCTTCGCGATGTATTGTGAGGTGCATGAGATCACGCAGCTCGCGGTGGTGGGTCAGCCCATCATGCACCTGCATGAGTGCGACGACCTCACGGAGCAGCAGGAGAAAGCCGTCAGGGAATATGTAGGGCTCTGATGCTGCCACCCGAGGATCTCAAGAAGCTGTTCACGCATTATCGCGACAACCCCGTGGACTTCGTGACGCAGCTCCTGCGAGCCGAACCGTACCCCCACCAGGCGGCCATTATGACCGCGGTGGCGAACGGTGACCGGAAAGTGTCGATACGCTCAGGGCGGAGGGTAGGGAAGACCACCTGCATGGCCTGGCTCAGTATGTGGTTCGAGATGACGCGGCCTGACGCCAAGACGATTGTGACCGCGCCCTCAAGCGCCCAGCTCGCGGATGCGTATGTCCCGGAGTTCCGTAAATGGGTGCAACGGCTGCCCCCTGAGCTCGGGGACTTCTGGGAGCTCAAGCAGGAGCGCTTCGAGTATCGCCTGGCCCAGCGCCAGGGGTTCGAGTCCTTCATCTCGATACGGACGGCGCGGAAAGATTCGCCCGAGTCGCTCCAGGGGATTAACGCGGCCAACGTCCTGGTGCTCGTGGATGAGGCGGCTGGTGTCGATGACATCGTGATGGAGGCGCTCTCAGGCTCGATGGGCGGTGAGGGCAGCTTCATGGTCCTCACGGGCAACCCGAACCGGAACGTCGGGTTCTTCTACGACACGCATAACAAGCTGGCGGATCGATGGACCACGCTGCACGTCTCGAGCTCGGATGTCCCGAGCGTCTCGAGGGATTGGCTCGAGGAGATGGAGGAGAAGTACGGCAGCCACTCGAATGCGTTCCGCATTCACGTGCTGGGACAATTTCCCCTGGCGGATGATGACACGGTGATCCCTCGCGAGCTCATCCAGGCGGCAGTCTCGAGGGATGTCGCGTGCATGGAGAGCGAGCCGATTCTGTGGGGCCTGGATGTCGCGAGATTCGGCGACGACGAGAGCTGCCTGGTGGTCCGCCAGGGCAACTGGGTCCACTCGATTAAGAACTGGCGCAACCTCGATACGCAGCAGCTCGCGTTCCGCATCAAGAACGAGTGGGACCTCCTGGCGAGCGATAAGCGCCCGTCCGCCATCCTGGTGGATGTCGTGGGGTTGGGCGCCGGGGTGGTGGATCGACTGAGAGAGTTCGACTTGCCGGTCAGGGGGATTCACGTGTCCGAGAACCCGGCGCTGAAGGCTCAGTACGACAAGCTGAAGGATGAGCTCTGGGACCGAGCTCGGGTGTGGCTCGAGCGTCGAGACTGTCGGCTGCCACCCGACGATGAGCTGGTGGAGCAGCTCGCGATGGTGCGTAAGGACTTCACCCCCGCGGGTAAGATGAGGGTCGAGTCGAAGAAGCAGCTCAAGCGTCGAGGCGAAGCGTCACCGGACAAGGCGGACGCCCTGGTCCTCACGTTCGCGCACCACGCGGCGATTGCGATTCATGGCCGTGGCGGCTCCTCGAGGGAGCCCATCCGCCGCAACATCAAGGGGATCGTGTAGCCCTCGAGGGCCTCAAAACCGCGGGATTCCACCCTCACTAGACCCCTCGGACACCTCGCGAGAGCCCTTAGACGCGATCCTACGGCCTCGAATTTTGCCGGATCGCTGGGAAGAGGGCAAAAAAAAGGGGCGACCGTAGCCGCCCCCCTCTCTCATGCTACCGCCTTAATGAGCTCGGTAGCGAATGCCGGTGGGATCGCGTTGCCGATGCCTTTGATGCAGTCGGTGCGTGTCGCTCTCTCCGGCCAGCTATAGGTGTCGGGGAAGCTCATGCTCCTCGCGTACTCCCTCACGGTGAGGGGGCGGTACTGATCGCCGTCCACCACAACCCACTGGTCCTTGGTCGTGACGGTGCGGATCGGCTCCTCGAGGCTGATGCCACGATGGCCCGTGACGTGCTGACTCAGGCATCGAGCGCCGTGCCGCTCCTGCGCCCATCCGATCCGGCGCTGGACGTTCGAGCTCGCGTCAGCGATGGAGCGCCAGCCCGGTGCCTCCCACTCCACGTGAGGTCCGAACGCTGGCTCGAGGGCCTCGGGCCGGTCCTCCGCAACTGAGGCCCCGACTCTCGAGGCGCACACCACCAGACGCTTGCGGCGCTGGGGCACCCCGAAGTGTGACGCCATGAGGACGCGCTCAGTCACGGTGTAGCCGAGAACTCGGAAGGCTTGGCGCCAGTGAGGGTACAGCGTCCAGCGCCTCATATCCGGCACGTTCTCGATTAAGATGGTCTCGGGGTTGGTCACCTCGGCGCAATCCACGACTGCCCAAGCGCTCGCCCGGAGCGCGTCATGGTAGTGGCGGCGCTTCGGCTGACTCGCGGTCGAGTGCCCCTGGCAAGCAGGGGAGGCGAGCAGGAGCTCGTACTCGGGCAGCGCGGTCCAATCCGCTTGGCGCAGGTCTTGGCACACGTGCTTCGCGGTCGGGTGGTTGAGCTCGTGAGCCTCAACCGCCAGCGGCCAGTGGTTCGCCGCGTACACCACCTCGAGGCCCGCGTTCTCGGCCCCGAGGGTGAAGCCGCCCCAACCGGCGAACAGATCGACGGCCCTCATCAATCGTTCTCTGTGTAGCGGACTACATTGGCGGCGGCCCGTAGGCGGAACACGTGGTTGGGGCCAGCACCGAGCTCCTCATCAGCCAGTGTTCTTTTAGCGTAATCCACAGCCCACCAACTCCAATCGCTAGGGCAGTGCACCTCACCCTCGATGACTTCGCTAAAAGCCTCCACCTCCTCGAGGCTCACTACGTGACCGGCTCGAGTGCAGTTCTGAGCGTAGACCCATGCGCCATTTTCCCCATGCCGGTAATCGGAACTTTCCTTCATGCTACCCCTCCTTTCTTCTAGCCAAGCGTCCAGTTCGCTGCGCTGTTTGTCGTCAATAAGGAAGTCATCGACAGGAGTCGCATTGTCATAGTCAGGCTCCCCCGATTCGTAAGTCGGAGCGCCGACCCAAAAGCGTCCATCAGGAGTTTCCTCCTGCCAATAGGTGTGCCCATCTGATTCGCGGTAGTGCAGGTTCTGCTTCTCTGTGTTCTTAGTGGTGTTCATGCTATCTCCGCATTAAAGACGTGTGTATCAGTTATTGTCACAATTTAGTCCCCTGGGGTAGGCAAAGCAAGTGATTTACAGGCTTTTCCTCCAAAAAGTTGACACGTCATATCCGCCGCCAACTAGCTTTGCGGCGTGCAAACTCTATATGAAGAAGTCGGGGAGCAGGTCGCGTCCGAGGAGCTTATGGATGAAGGCGAGCTCCAATCACTCGTTCGGCGTGAAGCCGAGGACGCGGCGAGCTTTATCGAGCAGGACTTAGGTCCACGCCGAGCTCGTGCTGTTAAGCTGTACCGCGGTGATCCGCTAGGTAACGAGGAGACCGGAAGGTCTCAGATCGTGTCTCGAGATGTCGCGGATGCGGTCAACTCGATCATCCCTTCACTGATGAAGGTGTTCTTCGGCGCCGAGCGTGCCGTGGAGTTTGTGCCGCATGGTCCTGAGGATGTCCAGCAAGCGGACCAAGCCACGTCATATATCAATTGGTTGCTCCTCGAGCAGAACAAAGGCTTCGAGGTCTTCCACACCGTATTCAAGGATAGCCTCACGACAGGGATCGGCCTGGTAAAATACTGGCGCGATGAATCCATCGAGGTGAGCTATCACGAGTTTACCGAGCTCGACGACGCGGGGCTCGCCCTTGTGTTACAAGAGCCGGGCACCGAGATCACGAATATCTCGAGTCAAATGCTGGGGCCGCCTGACCCTCAGGGTATGGGTCTCTCCCCCTCTCCGCAGGTCCATGATGTGCAGATTAAGCGCACCAGGCGGTCCCCACGCATTCGAGTCGCGGCAGTTCCACCGGAAGAATTCCTTATCGATAGAACCGCCTCGTGTCTCGAGAGCGCTCGCTACGTAGGGCACCGGCAGCTCATGTCGGTCGCCGACCTGGTGGCCCTCGGGTACAACCGCGAGATGGTTGAAAATCACGTTACAAACCAGGACACGTTCCACTCGTCCGAAGAAGCCTACGTTCGGTATCGCAACCAGGGGGGCGCCTGGAGCGACGACTCGATGAACAAAGAGGAGCAGTCGGTTCTCTACTGCGAGAATTGGGTTCGGGTGGATTGGGATGGTGACGGGCTGGCAGAGTTGCGCCGCGTCTGCACAATCGGAGACTCTTACGAGATTGTGGCGAATGAGCCCACTTCCGAAAAACCTTTCGCGGCATTCTGCCCGGACCCAGAGCCGCATTTGTTCTTCGGCCAGGGGATCGGAGATATGGTCTCCGACCTCCAGCGCATTAACTCGAACATCAAGCGCTCGATCTTAGACTCGCTTGCTCAGTCGATTTACCCCCGGACGGCGGTGGTAGAGGGCCGGGTCAATCTTTCCGATGTTCTCAATAACGAGACCGGGGCCGTGATTCGTCAGGATGCTCCTGGCATGGTGACCCCATTCGCGATGCCCTTTGTGGGACGTGAAGCGCTCTCGGTCCTCGAGGTCATGGAGCAGGAGAAAGATCGCCGGGTCGGAGCTCACAATCTCGCGATGTCCGGCGACGAGCTCCAATCGACCACCAGGGCCGCGGTCCAAGCTCAGGTCCAGGCAGCTACGCAACGTCTCGAGCTCATCTCCAGGTTGTACGCCGAGAGCGGATTCACGCGCCTGTTTAAGGGGCTGCTCCGCTTGGTCGTCAGGAACGCGGACAAGAAAGAGATCGCTCGCTTAAATAACGAGTTTGTTCAGATCGATCCCTCGAGTTGGAACTCATCGATGGATTGCAGCGTTAACGTGGGGCTGGGTAACGGCCTAGCGGACGAGAGGGTGGCGGTCATGCGTGAGGTTCTCGCTTCCCAGCGCGAGATCCTGACCACGATGGGTCCGAACAACCCGCTCGTTGGGCTCGGCCAACTCAGACATACGCTCGGGAAGCTGCTCGAGAACGCTGGGGTGAAGGACACCTCGAGTTTCTTCAATCCGCTTCCCTTGGACTTCAAGCAGCCACCACCGCCGCCGCCTGAACCGGACGCGGCTCAGATGCTCGCGCAGATCGAGGGTCAGAAGATTCAAGCCGATATGATGGTCGATACGGCCAAGCTCGAGCTCGAGAGAGATAAGTTCCTGGCGGACATCCACATCAAGGCAGCCGAGCTCGGGGTCAAGTTGGACATGGCCCAGCTCAAGGCATCGATCGAACAAAACAAGCTGATGTCCAATGGCTAATCTTGCGGCAGAAGCGAAACGTGTCCTCGAGTCGGATCTCTGGCTCGAGGTAATGCAGGTTGCTCGTCAGCGTCTGAAGGATTTATGGGCGCTGGAGGGCAGCTCCCAGGAGCGCGAGCTCTTGTGGCATAGATACCAAAGCCTGGGGGAGGCCGAGGTCGAGATGAAACGCTTGCGTGATAGCGGAATCATGGAAGCACATAACCGAGGCGATTGATGAGCACCACCCAAGAAGGGCGTGCCCCCAGCGTTGAAGAGCGGCTCGCCGCCATGCTGACTCCTGCTACCGAAGACGCGCAGGAGGTTGAGGCACCTTCCGAGGATCTAGTTGAAGATTACGAGGAACAGCAAGAAGCGGACTCATACGAGTCCGAGCACGAAGACGAATTCCTCGAGGACGAGGAGGGCGAACCCGCATCGCAAACTGATACCCCTGACTTTGCGCCTATTGCAATTGTTGCAGATGGCGTCGAGTACATGGTCCAGGACCGCGATGAGGCAATTCGGCTTCTTCAGCTCGGGAAGACGTTTACGCAGCGGAACCAGGCATTACTCCAGCAGCGCAACGAGCTCGAGCCTCTCAAGGCCGAGCTCACGCAGCAGCGCGAGG